ACCAGACGCGGTTCTCCACTTCTGTCCGGTCCATCGCTTGAGCGACTTCTGTGACTTCTTTAAAGCCATTAGTTGCGATATCCTCCGCCCTTCGATTTGTATTCCTTGGCAAGCATCTGAGCTTTACGTGCTGACCATTGTCCTGCCCTTCCACCTTTTGAACCTGCTTTAATTTTACTAAATAAACGCTTACGCATCGTAGGCTTGGTGTAGTTGCCTGCTTCATTCACGCGGGACTTAGCTTTCTTCTTCCTTACCATTTCTTACAAGACCAGTAGCCTGCGCTTAGTTTAGACTTTTTTTCATCGCATTTATGTCTTGCTCGGAAGGACTTACGTCGTGCAGGTTCAGACTTTCTAATTCGCATATTAGGGTCTCCAAATCTGACAAGGCGGACTTTATCTCCTTCCTTAGCAAGTACAGCAAACTTCTTTGACTTTCCAGGGGTTCGCTTTGGAGAATTATACTTAGAAAATTTTTCTCCACGATAGGTGATCATTTTTTCTTACGCTTGACCATCTTCTTTCCGGTCTTCTTTGCGTAGGATTTAGCCTTCGCCATTCCTTTTTTTCCGTATCCAAATTTCTTTTTTCCTACCATTGGCATAATATTATCCTCCTGCTGTTTGTCCGAATTGTGTGGGTGCGGTTCCAAGTCTCCCAATTTGAGCGTTCTGCTTTTGCTGAATCTGCATTTGTCGCTGTTGCATATATGTCTGTATACGCTCCTGTAATGCTTGATCCTGTTGTGCTTTCTGCTGAATATCAGGTTGTTGTAACCATTGAGTAAATACTTGGAGCTTCATCTCATGGGCATCCTGCTCGCGAACATTGGGCGGTACACCCGCCACTAGTTCAGCAATCAATTGGCGCTCCTCTTCCATCGCTTTCTGGGATGCGGTTTCTTTGGGCAGTAAAACTTTTTCGGATGCTCCAGGTAACACTTGTCCAATTGCTAGTTGCAATAATTTCTCGGTGTCGAGTGTACCATTCTTATCCAACATACCACCCAACTCGCCTACCGTCTTAACCCGTTCCAACATTTGTTCGGGATCTTGAGTGGCGGCATCAAACTGCATATAAAAATCAAACCTTTCTCCTGCCCTACCCTTGGCAAATTTTTGCATGTCACGCATTCCGGTAACTCGGAAATATTCTTCATCGGGTCCATACTGCTGATAGAGCGTCCAGACTTGATCAATGACATGTTTGAGGTGCTGAAATACTTTGTCGATGTTTCGCTGTTGCTTCATCTGACCCTCAACCGGATCAACTCCTGGTGCATTGCGTCCGATATAGCGATCCAACTGCTCCTTGGTGTAGCGTCTGACTTCCATCGAACCACCATCATATCTAGGAGTGTCTGCAAATCTGTACTCTCCTGGTGTACGATATGGAATACGAACTCCCGGACCCCACTTTGTTGGCGCTCTACCAAGTGGATGTTCCAAGGGTGGCATCGTAGCCAAGGACTGACGATCAATACTTGCGTCTTCTTCGATCTTTAAAACATTCTGTGGACCTTCTCCGATCTCGGCAACCGAGCGACTATGATACAAACGCTTACTGGTCTTCTCAAAGGTGCTGACCACGAAGGGATATTTGCCGTGACTATAATCTAAGAGTTGATGCTTGGCATACAATTCTGGCACACGATCATGTAAAATTGTACAATAAATACCAGGTACATCATCTTCATCGAGCAATCGCTGATAGCAGTAAACAATACGAATGGTATCGTCATCATCACGAATGACTTCTTCCTGCAAGCGAAGGTTATTAATGGGTGTGTCCGATTCTCCACGCTGTGATAATTCAATCGCAGAATCCACAAACTCCTCATCCCATCCTTCGGTGTTTATCTTGGAGCGTAATTGCTCTGGGGTCATGTTTATCACATGAAATACATAGGGTGCTTCCTGTGGATCAATGCAATAAGATGGCCAGAATACATCCTCATCGGGTGCCAATGCTTTAACTCTGGGTTGATTAATTACGCGACGAGTTACTGGTATGGTAGTTTCCCCATCCTTGCGTAGCTCGCGGAGCATACCCTTTGCCTTCGCTTTGGATACTTTAAATTGATTCTTTAATGCGGTGGATAATTCCTCATCCATACTTCCGTCCTGTATAACCTGTGCCATCTGGGGCATGGCTTGTGCAATCTCATCAAGCTTGATTGACTGCTGTTGCTTGAGATCCTGAGACTCCCAATAAACATAATGAACCATCATGCCCTTTTCATAGAAGTGATTTAAACCAAGCTCAACTTGGTCATAAAATTCATCCATCCTGCTGTTTACGAGCCACCTAATAAACGAACTTATCACGTTCGCCCTTTCTATATCGTCGGATTCCACCGGAGTGGCAACGATATGGGCGCGGCGTACAGCATTAAGTGACATTGAAACCATGCAGTTGATAGTCTCATCTACGAGTCTTACCTCTTGGTCACTTGCCCCACTCCAGGGGAATACCTCTCCAGTCGCAGATAAGTCGGTGTGCTTCTTGAAGTCATCACTCTTACCAGACCAGAGACAATTACGGGTATCGTAATCTCTCTGTCTGCGATCAATCCACTCACCTAACTCACTTTGAGTGCGGCGGTAAGTCTCCTGCAAGTATCCGATATCGGGTTCCTTGGAGACAAACAATAGTTCGGGATCAGCGGCGCTTTGCATATGCGTAGCCAAATGTATACTTTTGTAGTTGACAAGTCAAGAACTCATCGCATGGATGAGGATTCATAATGTGATATTAAAGGTTAGCCTCCCGTAAGTAATAACCAAAAGCTTGCGGGAGGTTTTATCGTTTGTGCCTTTTGTAAAATTTAGGATGACCTAAAGATTGCACGACATCTTTAGCTAAAAATTTAGTTTTTTTGCCCTGTATGAATAAGTAAATAATTTGCCCTAAATAATCCGCACAATCATCATCCACATGTCCTTGATTTGCTACTTTCTTACGATAATCTATTCCTTCAATTCCAATTGGTTTTACACCTTTCAAATTTCTCTTAATGAATTTAACCTTCGCTTGGGGAGATACTCCGCCCCTTTGATAAAAGTTACAAATTTGTGAAGGTGTTAATGAATTGTAGTTTTGGATTTCATCAATCTCACATTGTATCTTATGACTTAATAATCGAGTTTTGTTAATTTGTTGTACCAATTCCCTTTTTCTGGATTGAAGGGATGATAAAATAAAATCAACCTTAGCTTTAGTTTCTAGTAATTCTTTCATTAATATCCACCGCCACCAGTAGCCACCATTGAGCCTGGTGTGATATGCTCCGCACCACTTACCATGAGATAACGAATACAATCAATGTAGTCCTTAAAATGCTCCGTTCTGCTCTGCCCACTATATTCCAATAAGCAGGTAATCGTATTATCACATCGGTCCGATACATACAGCTTGGGCTTATTCTCATCCGTCATATCATCATTGTCATTCCATGCTAACGCATCATTGATTTTCGCAATCCCACTCTCAATCTCCACGCCAGGTGCCGGACGCATGACAAAGCCCAAGTTTGCCATTGTGGTAATAATATTACTCTCACCCTCTTTTTCCCGCACCGTAGCCGCACCCATTCGCGGGTCAACAATGCGCTCAAATATTTCCTCATCATTCTCCAAATCCTCGAAATGATTCTGATAATCAGAGTATCCCCAACCGAGTGGCCTCTGGGCAGGGCCAGGTTTACCCACACTCTTTCCTACCCCATTAACATGTGGCAATGCCCATTGGCCCATCGTTGAGTCTGGGAACTCGCGGTATATATAAATACTTCCATCCCGCATGACTCCCGCCCAGATACAAACCCAAGGCTTTGAACCACCTGGATCAGCAACAAAGTAGCGGGTGACTGGTACTCCATCATTCTGAATGAATGGAATCTTTTCATGGGGTATGACATTGATCTCTCTGTTGAATTTTGGAAAACGCCCTTCCATTGCTTTGGAAGGTATTCCATATAATCGGGCAAGTTTTACCTCCAATGGTTGCTTGGAATAGGTGCGGATTAATTCGTTTGCATTCACAAACGGACTCATCTCAGACCAGAAATAATAAATCCTACAATCCGGCCAGTTTGCAGAGACTTGTTCAATGGGTAATTCACGGTTCAGTAAACTGCTGTATTTTGTTTTCACCGTTTCCGCACCCTTCAATAAACTATTTATCAATGGGGTGTAACCTTGAAGTGTCGTAAATGATAAAATCAAGCGTCCCGAAAAGTCAGTCAACCTCGCCAATAGCGTATTAAAAATTGCCTCACTTACCTCTTCATCACAATGAATTGCATGTGCGGACCAACCCTCAAAGATTTGCGGGTCTGCCATGTACTGGCGATAGTTGTTAAAGCTTATCGTACTTCCCCGCTCCGCGCCTGGTGTACTGGGTGGCAGGATTGCCTTACCGGAATTAAATCCGTTCTTCTGAGTGTATTGCAAGGAATGATTGGTACTCTTCTTCTTTGCCCGCTTGTATCGTGCAGGAAGTGCTTCCCAGATATAGCGTTGAGCATCCGCAATACTGCGCTCCTCAGATACGTGCATACTACGAATCTCCGCTTCTGGTATCTGTTGGGCTAAGTGAACCAAAAGCCGAGAACAGAGAGTAGTTTTGCTTGAACGATTGCCGCCCAAAATCACATGAATCTTATCCTTATCCCACCTCTCCATCACCCTGCGCCAACCAGGTAATGTCCAACCCCACTCAATGGGATCTTCTTTTTCGCTGTTTGGTTGATCAATCATTAAACGGCTCAACATCTCCGCCCTAGCTTGGGGTAGTGCATCAATCTCTTCCTCGCTCAATGCGCATGCTAATTCACCCTTCTCAAACTTTAAATCATCCGTCCAAGGGATTCCAAAGTGGGCATCGACTTCATCTGCGTAGGTTACTCTAGGCATAGTTCAATACTTAGTATCATCGGGTTGGAGCTTCAATATCATCCCCTCGCCTGCATCTCCATACCCACTATGATTGCGTTTTCGAGCGTTTGGCACGGGATTTCCGCTTCCCCGACTGACCAACCATGCGTATCCGCTCCCATGTCTCTGGGCTTAATTTCAATGTCGGTGGTCCCAACTTTAACAAGTCGCACCGTGGTAATTTTTGTACGGATAGTGG